GGCTGAAATGCCAAGCATGTTGTTAATTTTGTCAGACATGCAATTTAACGCTTGCGTTAGACATGATGACACTGCATCAGAAATGATTGCACGTAAGTATCGTGACGCAGGATATGACCTACCAAAGGTTGTATTCTGGAACTTGAATGCCTCATATGGCAACGCACCAGTAAAGTTCGATAAGTCTGGTACTGCTCTGGTTTCTGGATTCTCACCAGCAGTAGTGAAGCCATTGCTGAGTGGTGATATAGAAAGCTTCACACCAGAGGCCGTGATGATGAAAACCATCATGGATGACCGTTACAAAGTCCTGTAACGGGGTGGCGCCTATATAATAGGCGTCATTTTAAAATATATTGGTCTACTGTCAGTACTAGGACGGATGTGCGATAAGCGAGAACCTAGATATCTCCACCAATATGTTTTAAAATGATTATGCGGGATTAGTTTAGTGGCAAAACGCTATCCTTCCAAGTTAGAGTTGAGAGTTCGATTCTCTCATCCCGCTCCAATTTATGCGGTTCGGTATTAACTGCACAGGATGCCCTTCTGTGAGTGTTGTGAGAATCAATAGAACCGCTCCATTTTTAGGATAACTATGAATATTAAACCATTGCACGATAAAGTGTTGATTGAACGTATTGAAAACGTAAAACAAACCGCTTCAGGAATCATTCTAAAAAATTCAGAAGAACCTGATAGAGCAAAAGTTCTTGCAATTGGTCCAGACGTAACTGAAGTCCAAGTTGGTGATGTAGTTCAACCTGATTGGGGAAAAGCAGCAAACGTGCAAGAGTATTTCGTAGTTAAGGTTACAGATATAGCTTACATCTACGGAGATTAATATGTCTGATGGTGGTAAAGGTTCTAGTCCAAGACCATTTAGTGTTTCTCAGGAAACATATGGCAATAACTTTGATGCTATTTTCCGCAAACCGACACCAAAAGATATAGAAGATGATAAGATTGAGCAAGAAGAATTCGATAGAATCTTGCAAAATCTAGAACGCCAAAAAAGAGAAAAGGCTCTAGATGAAATGGTCAGAATCAGTCAAGAAATGGGACTGTATGATGACTTATTCGACAATAAATAATATGGCGGGTTGGTGAAACAGTATCACAGTGGGCTCATAATCCTCAGTTCCGGTGCAACTCCGTGACCCGCAACCACTAATCTTTATATAACTCATATATAAATTCTGCTTCAGGAATTCTAGTGTGAGTATTCTTACTTCCCAAAACTACAACAATTCTTTCACCTTCACTAGTATCTAAAAGAAGTGTGATACATCCTCCAGAATCATTTATAAATCCAGTCTTACTAACTACTATATTTTGGTAATGACCTATCATTGGATTTGTATTTCTGAAAACAAACCACTTTTTCTTCACTTGTATTTTTATTTCAGATTTTCTACTAGCATAAACTATATTGCTATATTCTGATGCAGCTTTAGTCAAGTAAATAAGTTCTCTTGCTGTGCTAACATTTCTTTTATCAAGGCCTGTTGGATCATAAACAATGGAATTTTCCATCTTCAATGATTTTAATTTCCTATTCATAGCCTCAATACACCTTGGCAGTCCGCCTGGGTAATGTTCACATAATGTATATGCAGCTCTGTTACTGCTATGTATTATCGACATAGAGATTAAATCTGCTCTACTCAATGTTTGGTTTTTAAGGGGCAATCTATCCTGTAATTTTGTTGTAAGAGTTAGTTTCTCATTCATGTTGGGATTTAAATCCATCACCACCATAACAGTTAGTAGTTTTGTTATGCTTGCAATTGGTCTAACCTTATCAATATCATCACCACCCAATATTTTACCATTTATATCCGACACAAGCCAGGATTTGGCGGTAAAGAGTTCTGCTCCGAAAGTTTGTTGGCCAAAAAATATGGAAGATAATAACAGTGTAAGAAAAATTCTATGTACCAATCGAATGCTCCGTATACATTAAACATTTACTTAGGTGTCCTTTATTTACATTCAGACCAAACTGTTTTGGTCCACTTTTTATACAAATAAGAACCTTTTGGAACTATACAATTTCCCAATTCTGGATTTCTTTGTATTCTTCCATCAACAACCAACATAAAAATATAAAACACTACAGCTATAACAAAAAATATTGAAAATCCGATAACTGAATCTAATATCATTTTTTCTTTTCTTTTTCTATTTCTTTCATCAATTATTGCCTGTTGTTTCATATGAACAGCGATAGCAATTTTTTGTTCTTTGCCCATCACCTTCATCATTTCTTCAACTTCAGTATACAAAGCACCAAGTTCTGGTGGAGATTGATACACCATTAATTCACGTAATTCTGTTCCCATTTGTTCTAATTGTTTTCTCATTAGAACACGTTGCAAGGCACGTTTACCTAAACTTGCTTCACCACTATAAACTTCATTTTTACTGCGGCGTTCTTCTTCCTCAAGAACAGCTAAACATTTATGGTAGTTGTCATAATATTGTCCAAGGAAATCACCAATTTCCTGATAGACGTTATGAACCTCACCACCTTTCTTGTTCAGCTCGATGATGCGATTTTTTTCTTCTACGAATTGTTTCTTTGCTTCTGGTGATGGTGTTTTGCCTTTTGCGGCATAGGCGTTATGGAATTGTTGGTCCAGGTCTTTTAAAACGGCCTTAACATCTCCAGCAGCACCTTTTATGTCTTTGTATAGTTGGCAACCTTTTTTTACGGCTGCAACGGCACCATTCGCAAGAGCAAAGAGGGTTAGTGGATCCATTTTTTATACCATCTTTTTACTTGACTTTATCCCAAAAAAATGATATACTCTTGCTTCAGGTCAAACTATATAATTATTTAGGATAGGAATAATATGAAAATTTATGCAATGAAATTAATTACCGGTGAAGAAGTCATCGGTGAAGTTATTGAAGAAGGTATGGAATTCACAATTAAGAATCCACTAGGTATTGCAATTGTTCGTGGGAAAGACGGCACTCCTAATGTAGGATTCTCACCATTTCCAATTCATGCCGAACAAAAGTCAGATTTTACTATTGCTTTTAAACGTGAACATGTTGTATACTACTATGTTCCAGCAGAAGATTTTGTTAAAAACTACGACCAGATTTTTGGTGTAGGCATTATTCTTCCAGGTCAACAACAAATTATTACAGGTTAATGACAACTTTTTACACAAACGTCCAATCTTATGGCGGCAAAATTCTTTATCGTGGCATCAAAGACGGTAAAAGAATCAAATTAAAGATTGACTATGAACCACAACTTTATCTTCCAGCCCGTAAAGACAAAGGCACACATAAATCTTTGGATGGTTTGGACCTTGTTCCAAAGAGATTTGATGGCATTCGTGAAGCCAGAGAATATGTAAAACAATTTGACGGTCTTCCTGGTGCGCCAAAAATCTATGGCAATACCAGATTCGAATATGCATTTATTGCTGACCAACATCCAAAGATGGTTGATTGGGACATTGACAAAATCTTGGTGGCAAACCTAGATATCGAAGTCGGTTCTGAAAATGGTTTTCCTGACCCATATGAAGCCAACGAACCAATCACAGCCATTGGTATAAAAATGCTTGGTGGTTCTATGATTGTTTTTGGTTGTGGTGAATACAATCGTGAACTTGATGAAACCAATATTGACGTTGATGTGACCTATATTCAATGTAAAGATGAATACACACTCTGTAAAAAATTCATCATGTATTGGTCACAAAACACACCGGATGTATTGACTGGTTGGAACACAAAGTTCTTTGACGTTCCATATTTGGTCAATCGTTTTCGTAAAATTCTTGGTGAAGAAGAAACCAAAAAATTGTCTCCTTGGAATTTTATCACCGAACGTAAAACCATAATCAATGGCCGACCAATGACAGCATATGGTTTCTTGGGTGTAGAACAACTTGATTACATTGAACTATACAAGTGGTATGCGCCAGGTGGTAAATCACAAGAATCTTACAGACTTGATAATATTGCCAACGTGGAAATTGGTGAACGTAAATTATCATTTGATGAATATGATAACCTACATGCATTGTATCGTTTGAATCACCAAAAGTTTATTGAGTATAACATCAAAGACGTTTTACTTGTTGAACGCATCGATGAAAAGTTGAAACTGATTGAACTTGGTTTGACTCTTGCATACGATACGAAGTGTAACTATGAAGATATCTTTGCACAAACACGCATGTGGGATTCCATGACTTATTCCTATTTGTTGGAACAAGGCATCATTGTTCCACCACGTGATGTGCAGGATAAAGATTCAGCATTTGAAGGTGCATATGTTAAAGAACCACAAGTGGGCCTACATAATTGGGTAGCATCATTTGACTTGAATAGTCTATATCCACACTTGATGATGCAATACAATATTAGTCCAGAAACTCTAATTGAACCAGAAAACTACACAGATGAAATGCGTAGTATCTTGGCGCAAACTGTTTCTGTGGAAAAGTTATTGAATAAGTCTGCTTATTTGAACAAACTTGAAGGTGCAACAATTACACCGAACGGCCAATTCTTCCGAACAGATAAACAAGGTTTCTTACCTAAAATGTTGGAAGAAATGTATAATGACCGCAAGAAATTTAAAAAGATGATGTTGCAAGCGCAACAGGAGTATGAAAATGAAAAAGATGAATCAAAAAAATACGACATTGAAAAACGAGTCGCCAGATACAACAATCTTCAACTCGCAAAGAAAGTATCCCTTAACTCTGCCTACGGTGCTTTGGGAAGCCAGTATTTTAGGTTTTATGACCTACGCATGGCTTTGGGAGTCACTCAGTCAGGCCAGCTCTCAATTCGTTGGATCGAAGCAAAAATAAACCGTTACATGAATCGTATACTCGACACCAAAGGTGTTGATTATGTGATTGCATCAGATACCGATTCCATCTATCTACGTATGGGTGAATTGGTTGATAAATTTATTAAAGACCAAAGCGACAAACAAAAAGTCATTTCTATCATGGATAAAATCTGTGAAGAAAAGATTCAACCATATATCGATGAATCCTATCAAGAGTTGGCTGATTATGTCCATGCTTATTCACAAAAGATGCAGATGAAGCGTGAAGGTCTTTCCGACAAAGGTGTATGGACTGCCAAGAAAAGATACATACTTAATGTATATAATAATGAAGGCGTTCAATATGCCGAACCATACATGAAAGTTATGGGTTTGGAAATGATTAAATCTTCTACACCTTCTGCTATCCGTGAGAAGATGAAAGATGCCATCAAACTTATGATGACTGGCACAGAACAACAAGTTCAAGATTTTATTGCCGATTTTAGAAAAGAATTCAAAAAATTACCAGCAGAAGAAATATCTTTTCCACGTGGATTAAATGGATTAAATACCTATTCTGATCCGGTAATGTTGTTCAAAAAAGGAACACCAATTCATGTTCGTGGTGCAATCGTATACAACCACAACTTGAAACAATTAAATCTTACCAAGAAATATCCTCTTATTCAGGAAGGCGAAAAACTCAAATTTACCTATCTGAAAATGCCAAATCATTTTAAGAACGATGTGATTTCTTTTCCTGGTAGAATACCAAAAGAGTTTGAGCTTGACAATTATATCGATTATGATTTACAATTCGACAAAGCATTTTTGGAACCAATTAGAGTGATTCTCGACTGCATGAAATGGAAAGCAGAAAAGGGTAATTCACTAGAGGACTTTTTCGCATGATATTTTTAACTTTACTAACAGCACTAGGTTTATCTGGTGTTGCAGCATACTATTCAGTTATTGGTCTAGCACAAATCTTTCCAGGTTCTTTTTGGCCAGTTATTTTTATGGGTTCGATACTTGAAGCATCGAAACTTGTAACTGTGTCCTGGTTGTATAGAAACTGGAAAGAATGTCCCATATTAATTAAATCATATCTATCAATTGCGGTAACCATTTTGATGTTGATTACATCTATGGGTATCTTTGGCTTCTTGTCGAAAGCACATCTGGAACATTCAGCAGATAATGCACCACTGGTAGATAAGATTGCTCTATTGGATGAAAGGATAAAAACGGAAAAAGAAAATGTCGAAACAAACCGTAAGACACTTAAACAGTATGATGAGATTGTGGACCAAACTATGGGTCGCACAACAGATGAAAAAGGTTCCGATAAAGCGCAAGCGATACGCCGTTCCCAACAGAAAGACCGTAATAGAATACTCCAAGAAATTCAACAGTCGCAGGCCGCCATTGCCAAATACTCCGAGGAACGTACGCCTCTATCTACTGAGCTTAAGAAGGTCGAAGCGGATGTTGGTCCAATCAAATACATTGCCGCCTTGGCATACGGTGAGGCGACTAATGATGTTATCGACAAAGCGGTAAGACTTGTCATTATATTAATTATTGTTGTATTCGATCCTTTGGCAATTCTATTATTGATTGCATACAATATGTCGATTCGTGGACCAGACACTCCTGAAGAATTTTTCAAACGTGCAAAACAATCAGCACAAAAACTTGATGAAGAAACATCAAATAACATTACTGGTTTTTCTGCACAAGAAGTTGGAAGTTTATTGCCTGAAGCTGTTACTAAGGAAGAAGAAACTGTAACGGTTGAAACCAGCAAAGTTATGGAACACATGGTCAAAGCATTACAGGAGTTGAACGAGAAAAAAGAAGAAGTGGATCCACATGCTTATTTGAAGAAACCATTCGTTCACTTTAAAGATTTGAAACCAATGGTTGCAAAGCCTGAAGAATCAAAAGAAGATATTGTAGAAGTTAAAAAAGACAATATGATTGTCATTGATGAAATAACTGGTGATAAAATACCACCAATTGTGGTTGAAAAACACAGCACACCAAATTCCATTGTGTATGAAGAGCATCATATAGAAGAACCTCCAAAAAAATTGGAACCTAAGTATGATTATGATGCACCATATTCTTTTAAAGAAAAAGAAAAGAAATTAGATGGTGGTGATTTTTAAAAAGGAAATATTATGAGTATATTAGATAAAATTAAAAAGAACAGCAGTATCAAAGAATCTGCTATCTTGGCTAAATCAAAATTCTTTACTGATAAGGACATGATTCCAACGGCAGTGCCAATTATCAACGTGGCACTTTCTGGTAAGTTAGATGGTGGTCTAACACCAGGTCTTACAATGTGGGCAGGGCCATCCAAACACTTTAAGACAGCATTCTCACTATTGATGGCCAAATCTTATTTGGACAAATATGAAGATGCAGCTCTCTTATTTTATGATTCTGAGTTTGGTACTCCTCAAAGTTACTTTGACAGTTTTGGGATCGATACTAATCGTGTCCTGCATACACCACTTACCGATATTGAGCAACTCAAGTTCGATGTTATGCAGCAACTTACGCAATTGGAACGAGGCGACAGACTCATCATCGTCATCGACTCCATCGGAAACCTCGCATCAAAAAAGGAAGTGGAGGATGCTCTAGAAGGTAAATCTGTAGCCGACATGTCACGTGCTAAACAGGTTAAATCCTTGTTTCGTATGGTGACTCCACACCTGACAATGAAGGACATTCCAATGATTGTTGTGAATCACACATACAAAGAAATTGGTATGTTCCCTAAAGACATTGTTGGTGGCGGCACCGGTTCATACTATAGCGCTGACAATATTTTCATTATTGGACGCCAGCAAGAAAAAGAAGGAACCGAAATTGTCGGTTACAACTTTATTATCAATGTGGAGAAATCACGGTATGTCAAAGAAAAATCTAAGATACCTGTTAGCGTATCTTTTGACGGTGGCATCAGTAAGTGGAGTGGTCTATTGGACCTTGCACTCGAATCCAAGCATGTGGTCAAACCATCTAACGGTTGGTATAGCAAAATAGATGAAGATGGTGTGATTGAGGATAAGAAGTATCGTATTAAAGATACAGAAACAAAAGAATTCTGGATGCCAATTTTGAAACAGAAGTCTTTCCGTGAATTCATCGAAAACAAATATCGTGTTGCTGCAGGAGAAATCATGCAAGGTGATGTTGATGAAGCATTCGATGTTGAAACAATGAATGGTGCATGATGATTGAAGGAATAGATTACTGCTTCATCTATCCAAAGGATGATAAAACGGCAGTTAACATTAAATTTTTGGAAGGACCTTATAAAGACACCATATTCAAATATGGTAAAGTTAAATTTAAGGAAGAAAATGAACAGGTCTATTTACTTTTTGCTTATGATGTGTTAGAATCACCAGTAAAGAAACCAGCCAAGCTGGAAAAAGACAATGACTTTAAAAATTACATTGGTGACTTATTGGTGGAAATAATGTCATCTAACATTGAACAGGAAGTATTTGATGAAACTGGAACAGACAATTCTAAAGAATTTAATTTACAATGAAGATTTCTTACGCAAGGTCCTACCGTTCATCAAATCGGAATACTTCACGGATAGGACCGATAGAGCAATCTTCAATGAGATTTCCAAATTCACCGAAACTTACAATTCTCCACCAACGATTGAAGCGATTGAATTGGCCATCAAAGAGAGGCGAAATATCACAGATGAAGAAGTGGAGAAGTGCGAATCTTGTCTACAAGAGATTGTTAAAACTAAGCAAGAAGAATCCAAAATTGAGTGGTTGGTTGATAAAACCGAAAAATTCTGTCAAGAGAAGGCCATATACAATGCAGTTTTGGGGTCTATTTCCATTCTCGATGGTAAGGACAAAACCCAAGATAAAGGGTCCATACCTAAGTTGTTATCTGACGCACTTGCGGTAAGTTTCGACAGTTCTGTTGGCCATGATTATTTGGAGAATTCCGATGAGCGATATGAATTCTATCACAAGCATGAGGAGCGAATTCCTTTTGACTTGGAACACTTTAACAAGATTACAAAAGGCGGCCTTCCTAATAAAACTCTCAACATTGCTCTTGCTGGCACTGGTGTCGGTAAGTCTCTTTTTATGTGTCATTGTGCCGCTGGAGCTATGTCGCAGGGTAGAAATGTTTTGTATATCACTATGGAAATGGCTGAAGAAAAAATTGCTGAACGTATAGATGCAAATCTTTTAAATGTTACAGTAGATGACCTTGTAAATTTACCAAAAGATATGTATGATAAAAAGATTCAAAGACTACGTGAGAAAACTGTTGGTAAACTTATCATTAAAGAATATCCAACAGCATCTGCAAGCAGTATACACTTTAGGACATTACTTAACGAACTTAACCTTAAAAAGTCTTTTGTTCCTGATATCATTTTTGTTGATTATCTTAATATTTGTTGTTCTGCTAGAATCAAAGCCGGAGCCAACGTTAACAGTTACACCTATGTCAAGGCTATTGCCGAAGAATTGCGAGGTCTTGCAGTTGAGTTCGGAGTCCCAGTTGTCTCTGCTACGCAAACTACAAGAAGCGGGTTTAGTTCATCTGATCCAGGGTTGGAAGACACAAGTGAATCTTTTGGTTTGCCAGCAACCGCAGACTTGATGTTTGCTTTGATTTCTTCCGAAGAACTAGAAGAAATGGGACAGATTATGGTAAAACAATTAAAGAATCGTTATAATGATCCAACCTATTTCAAACGATTTACTGTTGGAATTGATAGAGCAAAAATGCGTTTGTATGATGTAGAACAATCTGGCCAAGATGGTATCACCGATTCTGGTCATTCTGGTCCACCAGATAAACCACTAAACACTTTTGGTAATCGTGAAAAGCCACAGAAAAAATCATTTGATGGATTTAAAGTATGAAATTAGAATTTGAAGATGCAGTTCATTGTGCCAAAGTATTTGATGATTACTTTGGTAACTTTGACCGTATTGATGAATATATGCGTGACCAGAAGTTAAATTCACTTTCAGAGTTACCATCAAATCCATTATTTCCACTTGAAGATGAATTGTTCCAAGATTTCACAATGCATCCCAAAGATATGAATTTTGAGGTTGTTGAAATTGATAATGAAACATGGACCAATTTGTTGAACATCACATCGTCACACGTAAACATTCCACCAGTTGGTCGTAATGTGAAATTGGCTGTGCGTGAAACCAATACAGGAAAGTATGTTGGTTTCATTCGTCTTGGTTCACCTGTCATCAACTGCAAACCAAGAAATGAAATGCTTGGACAAGTGTTTACGCAACAACCTGAATGGGGTAAACGATTCAATAACTCTGCAATGATGGGTTTTGTTATTGTGCCTGCACAACCATTTGGTTATAATTACCTTGGTGGCAAACTTCTGGCTGCAATCTGCACCTCACATGAAGTTCGTGAAATTGTTAATCAGAAATATGGAATGAATTTATGTTTGTTTGAGACTACCAGTTTATATGGTAGTTCTAAGACAGTATCACAATATGATGGTATGAAACCATATATTCGATACAAAGGCTTGACAGATAGTGATTTCTTGCCTATGATGCACGGAAAACCATATTCTGATTTGCGTGATTTTGTGGAAAGTAAAGTTGGTAAACTTGTCGATGAAGAAACTTCTAGTAAGAAACTAAAAATCTCCATGAAGATTATTTCCCTCACCAAAGCTGCTTTAAAAGGAACTCCTGAAGGGGATACATTCATAGCAACGATTGAGAAGGCTAAAGGGTTGACAGAACAGAAAAGGTATTATATCTCAGACTATGGTTTTAAGAACATGGTCGATTATGTAAACTGTAAGACGGACGTGCTTATTCCTGGTGAAAACTATGAAAAACACAAACTGGTAAACTTGATTGAATGGTGGAGAACCAAAGCGGTTAATCGTTATGCAACCCTACACAACGAAGGTCGTTTGAGAACTGAACTAGAGGTTTGGACTTCTGGTAAGGAGATTCAAATTATAAGATAAATACTTTATTTGAGGGTATCATGGCTTACACGTTTTTTCCAAAGACAGCAACTGAAATAAAGCAAACACTAAAAGGTGATAAAGCAAAGATAGAAGAAATCATTAATGTCTTTGCTTATCTGAAAAATAAGTTCAGTAAAATTGAAACACCAATTAATGTTGATCCTTCGTCAATCAGTAAGATTAATGTCACCAGAGATTTACAAACTGATATAGATTTGGCAAAAATAAAACGTGAAGCAAAAGTTACCAAAATAACTATGAAGTTTGGTTCTGGTTCATCTGGCGGCCGAGGTGTTCAGAACAAAGGTAATGCTTATGAAGGAGAACTCGCTGACGCTTTGAGAAAATGGTGGGCTGGAGAAAAACTTACTGATCCAAAATTAATTCAAGCGGTAGAAGATATTGCAAAATTACACAATTTAAAAAAACATAAAAAGTTAGAAGTAAAAGAAGTTGGTGAATTAAATAATAAACGACCTTTTATTTTCACTCCACAAGTTCTAAT